GAAATACGTTAACCTCTGTAACAAAATCACTAAAAATTAGTTATATAAATATGAAAGTAAACATCGCAGAGGATTTATCGGAAATAACTCTATTGCAGTTTCAAAAGTATGAATTGTATTTGCAAGGCGAACCAAATTTATTGCAAAAAATACAAATATTTACAGGTATTTCACAAGAGGAATTATCGAAAGTTCCTAAAATAGATTTAGAAGAGTTGGAGTTACTAATAGATAAAGCATTAGATAGTCCAAGACCTTTCGTAAATCGTTTTAAATTGGGTAATATCGAGTTCGGTTTCATTCCTAACTTTGACAAAGTAACATTTGCAGAGTTTAAAAACCTGCACGATTATGCAGATAGTGTTGAGGAATTACATAAAACAATGGCAATACTATTTAGACCTATTAAAAATAAGTTTAGTTTTCGTAGAAATAAGTTATATCAAATTGAGGATTACAACGGAACGGAACAATATGCAGATATAATGAAGCTAATGCCTATGAATGTTGTCACAGGTGCGTTGTTTTTTTTTCTGAATTTGTCAAAAGAATTACTGATGCATACCCAGAAACATACTCAGGAGGAACAAGTGAGGGAAGAGTAGCGAGTGACTATTTTAATAAATGGCAATGGTACGCAACATTAGACGAATTGGCAAACGAAAATATATTAAAGTACGAAAGTGTTTTAAAATTAAATATTCACGAAGTACATATGTTTTTAGCACATAAGATAGATAAAGGAAAACTAAGGGAGGAATTAATGAAGCCTATGCAAGGCGATAAAGTAATAAGTTTATAAAATGGGTTTAAATCAATATAGCCAACTATTAAATTATCTAAAATCATTAGCTGATGCCGATGTATTTATTAATACAGTTACAAAGGGTAAGTGGGATAAAATGGAGACTTTTAAAAATGTAAAGTTCCCGCAATGTCATATTTTTATAGGTGGTGGTGGTTTTAATAATGGGAGTACTTTATTGTTTAATGTTCAAGTTGGAGTTTTTGATATAAGAGATTTTAGTAAAGAAATTTCAACAGATATATTTTGGGGTCAAGATAATGAAGACGATAACATAAATGAAACATTAGCATCACTTAATCGTATGTGGTTAATTATGTTAACGGATTTTGAAAAGACAAATATTACAACAACTGAAAATCCAACTTTTGAATTTGGCACATTTGAGTATGCAAACGTTTTAGATGGTGCTATTTTATCAATGGATATTGAAGTCCCAAATACAACTATCAACCTATGTCAGTAAAAAATGCTTTAGACGATTTCGGTCAGTACATTGTAAAACAATCACGTGCTAACTTAACTCGTAAAGGTAAAAAAGATACAAGTAGTTTATATAAATCGTTAGACTATGATTTAAAGGTTTCAAAGAATAGTTTCGAGCTTACTTTTCTAATGGAAGATTATGGTAAGTTTGTCGACAAAGGAGTAAAAGGTGTAAGTAGTTCATCAAAAGCACCAACAAGTCCGTTTAAGTTTGCAGAACCTACTATCAATATACTCTGAATAATAGTTAGAATATAGTGTATTTGTGATTAAAACGTTGTTATATTCGTTAAATTCCTCAGAAAATACAGTAGAATATTGTGGATTTACTACGCCAAAAGTATGTAGTGGTATATTTATTTCGTCTAAATCAATTTCTGTTGCTGTATCGTCTATAAATTTTATCGGTTTATCCGTAATATCCTGTAATAAATTATAAAATAAATGCCCTTTTGGGTTAACTGGTTCTAAACTTTCATCAAAAATACTTGCTAAAACTACATTAGTTATTACATTATCGTCTTGGTCTTGTAAATTTTCGTAGATAAATTGCTCAAATGGTAGCTCAATTTCTAAACTATCTCCATCCAATAACACACCATCCTCATCTTGCAATATAACTTCTTCATCGCCATAAGCTAATCCTGTGTTAATTAGAAATTGTCTATTTAATATTGTTGTAGGTTCTGCAAACTTAAACTTAATAGTGTTTAATATTGTTCCTCTTTCAACTTCAAACTTTGAATAGTCTACATATTGCGTTAAATCGTGCAAGTTACCACCTGCGTAATAATCACGTAAAGTATTAATATAAATATTGTCGTATTCATCTGCTATCACAACCAATTTAAACATTTGGAACAATGCTTTCATAAAGTCAATAACTTTAATCTTAGGTAAGTTTTCTGCAACATCAAATGTATCAATTAATAAATTAGTTGATGCAAAAGATTGTCTATCAAAAACCCCACCGCCTACTAAATTTGTACGTCTTAATAAAATACTCGCTTCATATTCTAATGAGTTACTTGCGGAAATGTAAAACGAATATTCAAATGGTGTATCTGTTCCGTTAGTCTGTAATACCGTTGCAAAGTTTGTTGTAAAATCTCCACCCTCACAATTGAACTCAGCTACTTTAACACCAAAGTTTTTAACTATAACTTTGTAAGGCACTGTTAAATCCGTTGGTTCTACTGTAATTCTATAACGATATTTGTAAGCGGTTGTTTGGATATTAGTCCAAATATCTGTCGTGTTAGACAAACCAAAGTCTCCACCGTTTCCACTATCCCAATTTATTAATTGTTCAGTAGGTCTTCCTAATATTGCACTATCAGCATTTAACCAAATAAACAATTCTTTAAATTCTGACCTACCAAAAAACTCACGTGAGAAAGTAAGATTATATTTAGTTTCAATCGATTCAATTATCTTAATTACTTTTAAACTTGGTTTTAAGTCTGACCATAAAACACCACTATTGCAAATGTTTTCTACTGCAGTATCTCCAACGTTTGAATTATAATAATAACGTTTCTTTGTGAATAAGTTATAGATTAAATTACCACTAAATAACGAACCTGTTAAACCTGCTAAAACATTATCAGAATTATACAAATGGTTGAAGTCTGTTAAATCTAATTGACTAATTTCATCGTCTTTGAATTTATCTTTTAACGAAACTAAATTACCTCTAAAGTTTATTGTATAACTGTCAGGATTTTGTTTATTAACGATAACCTTTTCAAGTTTCCATTTACCGTATTTATAAGGAACACCATTCAAATCTATACGCCCATCTACTTTAGTACGTGCATCGAATGAATTGTCAATATCAGCGTCGTAATAATGTTTGAATATTCCGTTGTTATTATCGTTTGCAGGAACAGTAAAAGACTTTGTGTACTCGGTTGTTATTTTAGTAATGTCATTTATATTAGCAATAGAACTATTTAGCTCTATACTTTCATCGCTGAACGTGTCAACTCTTTGATTACCTATGTATAAATCTACTTTCATTTATTGCAATTCGTTAACGGCATATTCAAACTCAAACTCATAATTAATAAGTCTGTCTTTTTGTCTTGTTTTATATTCTAAAGAAGTACTACTTACTTTCAACGGAATATTCCCAAAATACACCCACTCCGATAATATCAATTGACGAAACAATTCGTTTTGGCTTTCATCATAAAAACCGCTATTTACTTTAAACCTTGTGCGTCCGTTTACATTATAAACAAAATCAATATCGTTTTCGTAATCGCTTTTCGTAACCGACAAACTTTGTGTTTTCGCTTTAAAGAAAGTTATTCTTTGCTCTACTCCTTGTTTATTTCTAAACTTAATTTGTACAGGCGTATATCTACACTCTTCTACTACATCAATAGTAGTCGTGATTCCATCGTAAACAATTTCAATATAAGTATCGGTTGCAGGTGTAGTTACAGAAATCGTTTGTATTAATTCCGCACTATCTAAACTATCGGTTATATCCTGAGTTGTATCTATCTCTAAATTAGGATAACTTTTTATTGTTGCTATCATACTATTGTTATTGTATAAATATTGCTAAATACATTTACATTATTAACTACATCGAAACCATAAATCTGTACTTCGTAATCTCCTGCAACACTAGGTAATTCAACTTCTGTTGGACTTGTTGTAAATGTTTCAAACCCTAAAGTCCATTCTGTTGTACCATCTAATCTGTATCTTACAATAATGTCAATTACAGTTTCGGTATTAGTCCAATCAATTTCATATAATGGTGCAGTTGTTTCGGTTATTGAAACTATTGTAAGTGTTGCTGTTGGTACTACCGTTTCCTCTGCTAATATTTTTAATAAAAATGTTTGATTACGTGCTATTTTATGTTCAACACCTGTTGTTAGTATTCCTGTAGCTTGTTGGTTCTGTGCCTCTGTTCCATAGCTATAACCTTTTGATGCAAGTTTAATAGATTGTAATTCTACTATTGGACTATCACTATAAAACACTTGCGAACGTACCCAACAAGCTCCGTTAATCGCTACGTACTCTGCAACGAAATTAGCAATATCAATTTTAATTGTGGTCGCTAAACTTTCTGGATTTTTAATTGTTTTAGAATATATTAAAGGCGGTGCTAATTGGTTCTTTAACCCTGTATAAATATAAACCTCTAAAGTAAAAAACTCACACACAACCTCTGTTGTAGGGTTAGTGTAAGGCACTTCTATATAATATGGACTTAAAACTTTAATCATAATAAACTTGTTTTTAATAAACTATCAACTTCTAATCCATACGCTTCTACAATATCGTCAGGTAATCTTTTAAATGCTAACTCAAAAGGTCTTTCAAAGAAGTTAGTTGTTTCTAATCCTTTTTGATAGATGGAACGCATAATTAAAAAAGCCGTACTTTCGTAACTCAAAAACTTACCTGAGTTTCTATCTTTAAATTGTATTCTTTTTCTTTGTGTCCAACCTTTTATACCATTTGTTAAACCACCTTTTTGACCTGTTCCGCTTCCAAACTTAAACGGACTTGTTGGTGCTTTTGATGAACTACTTACACCTTTTACTCCTTTGTCGACAAACTTACCATAATCTTCCATTAGAAAAGTAAGCTCGAAACTATTCTTTGAAACCTTTAAATCATAGTCTAACGATTTATATAAACTACTTGTATCTTTTTTACCTTTACGAGTTAAGTTAGCACGTGATTGTTTTACAATGTACTGACCGAAATCGTCTAAAGCATTTTTTACTGACATAGGTTGATAGTTGTATTTGGGACTTCAATATCCATTGATAAAATAGCACCATCTAAAACGTTTGCATACTCAAATGTGCCAAATTCAAAAGTTGGATTTTCAGTTGTTGTAATATTTGTCTTTTCAAAATCCGTTAACATAATTAACCACATACGATTAAGTGATGCTAATGTTTCATTTATGTTATCGTCTTCATTATCTTGACCCCAAAATATATCTGTTGAAATTTCTTTACTAAAATCTCTTATATCAAAAACTCCAACTTGAACATTAAACAATAAAGTACTCCCATTATTAAAACCACCACCACCTATAAAAATATGACATTGCGGGAACTTTACATTTTTAAAAGTCTCCATTTTATCCCACTTACCCTTTGTAACTGTATTAATAAATACATCGGCATCAGCTAATGATTTTAGATAATTTAATAGTTGGCTATATTGATTTAAACCCATTTTATAAACTTATTACTTTATCGCCTTGCATAGGCTTCATTAATTCCTCCCTTAGTTTTCCTTTATCTATCTTATGTGCTAAAAACATATGTACTTCGTGAATATTTAATTTTAAAACACTTTCGTACTTTAATATATTTTCGTTTGCCAATTCGTCTAATGTTGCGTACCATTGCCATTTATTAAAATAGTCACTCGCTACTCTTCCCTCACTTGTTCCTCCTGAGTATGTTTCTGGGTATGCATCAGTAATTCTTTTGACAAATTCAGAAAAAAAAACAACGCACCTGTGACAACATTCATAGGCATTAGCTTCATTATATCTGCATATTGTTCCGTTCCGTTGTAATCCTCAATTTGATATAACTTATTTCTACGAAAACTAAACTTATTTTTAATAGGTCTAAATAGTATTGCCATTGTTTTATGTAATTCCTCAACACTATCTGCATAATCGTGCAGGTTTTTAAACTCTGCAAATGTTACTTTGTCAAAGTTAGGAATGAAACCGAACTCGATATTACCCAATTTAAAACGATTTACGAAAGGTCTTGGACTATCTAATGCTTTATCTATTAGTAACTCCAACTCTTCTAAATCTATTTTAGGAACTTTCGATAATTCCTCTTGTGAAATACCTGTAAATATTTGTATTTTTTGCAATAAATTTGGTTCGCCTTGCAAATACAATTCATACTTTTGAAACTGCAATAGAGTTATTTCCGATAAATCCTCTGCGATGTTTACTTTCATATTTATATAACTAATTTTTAGTGATTTTGTTACAGAGGTTAACGTATTTC